AATCCCGCCGGCTCAGCCAAACAAAAAAGCCAGCAAACAAGCCTTATTCAGTATTTATCGGCTTATTTGCTGGTTTTTAAAAAAACATTTTTTGCGTTAAAACTTGATTTTTTGTGTTAAAAATTGATTTTTTGATTTAAAATCCAACACGAAATCCAACACGAAATAAATTACGCTTGCTTTTCTGATTTTGAATTGCGGTCGGATTTATTTTTGGAATTTGAGTAGGCGAAAACATTTAAAATTTTCTTTGTGAGTTCATCTGCGTGGTCTTTGAGAGTGTGCTGGTAAATTCGTTGGAGAGTTTCAACATTTTCCCAACCGCCTATCTCGGCTATGTATTTGTCGGGGATTCCTTGAGCGTGCAGTTCGGAAGCAAAATAATGGCGCAATGAATGAAATTTGAAATACGGTAATTCGGAATTCTTTCGGCACTTTTTGAAATGGTCGTCAATGATGCCCGGATTGATACCGAAGTGATTCCATTTAAGACATTCTTGTATCAGTTCTCTATCAAGTGGGACAACACGGTTGCCGGCAAAGCTCTTTGGAGTTTTTTTCAAAATCCAGTTTTTGCCCGAATCCTGAACAAGTGACTTGTTGATTATAACACCGAAGTCTGTAAAATCGTCAGGAGATAGGGCAGATATCTCAGAACGGCGTAAAGATCCGTGACTTGCGAGCAACACGGGAACTCTAACATAATCATCGCAGAAGTCAAGCAATGTGTTGATTTGTTCTGTTGTCGGCACGGCAACTTCAACTTTTTGTTTTTGCGGAAGTCTGATTTTGGATAAATCCAATTGACGATAATACACACTCATTACGGAGTGAAACAATCCGTATATATTTCTAACACTCTTAGGAGAATGTGTAACTGCAAGTTCGCTTACGGAAGCTTGAACAAGTTCGGCGGTGATGTTCCTCAGCTTCATCGGCATAAGCAATTGCAAATATTTATTTTGGTATTGCTCATACCCCCTAATTGTTGACGGACTTGAAACACCTTTCTTGATGCCTATGTATCTTTCGTATGCCTCTTTAAGCGTGAGGTCGTCATAGCTTGCCGAACTTCTCTTTCTGTTGTGGCTGAACTCCATTGCCATATACTCGGCTTCTTTTTTCGTTTTGGCGGTAAATGACTTGTAGTGCCATTTACCTTTTTCGTCTTTGAAATCTGGAACTAAAACACGCCAGTTGCCCGATTTCAGTTTTTTGGCTTTTGCCATAATATCATCTCCTGTAATGTGGTATCGGCTCTTGTTCCAGCAAGTAAAAATGCCGACGCCCTTTCAATTTTCCTCGTACTGTTCCAGCAGTACGGGGATTTTTTAATTACCAAACCATTTAAAGGCTCGTCTAAATCCTGCTTCTTCTGCTTCAGCCACCGTCATTGCGTAGAATTCCCCTTTCTTGCTGATTTTAGTAGAATCATATTGTTGGTCGAAAGGCAAATGATATATTTTTGTTTCACCATACATATCACGACCAATATTACATTTTATACATGGGTAATCATCAACTTCAATATTTTCTCTGAATTTTATACCTAAGTATTTTGCCATTTTCTTAGCCATAGGAGATAGTTGAATATTTGTTATTAAAACTCCCTTAACATTTTCTTTAGGACAATTGTGCTCAATGCAATAACTTGCCATAGTACCATATAGTTGAGTTATATGTTTTTCATGTATTTCTTTTTTTGAACTCCAATATTTACATTGAACTATCAAAACTTTATTACCTTTTTTACATATCAAATCACGACCTAAATCCTCTAATCCCATATATGAACCGAAATAATCAACAGAGTATCCTGACTGTGAATATCTATATCCAATATACAATTCATAATCACGACCAATTTGCCATTTTGATTTTTTATGAGATGCTTTATAACGGTCTAAAGCCAATTGATTTCTTTCCACGGTAGATAAACTGTTATATTCTTCTTTAGATAAATAGTCACGAGTTGGATCATAATCGGGTAATTCATTGACATCTATAATCGGCAAATCATTATAATCCGTTTCAATAACATCTTGTAACGAGGGAAATAGATTGAGTAGGTACGATAATTGGTATAACGCTTCTTTATTTTTTTCAACCATAGCTTTTGCGTCGTGACGAATATCACGAATGGATTTAACTTTTTTCATCCGTTGTTGATTATATCCCCAGTCAAGTTCTTTAGCTAAATGTTCAAGTCCGTAAGTTTCATAATCAGCTACTATTTTGGTCATATACGGAATTGCTGTCAAATTTGATTGTGCAGATTCCAAAAAGGAAATTTTATTTTTTAGTAGTATAATTTGTTTAATATAGTCAGCATCGCTTATAATGTCTGATAGTATTTTGCTGGCACGGTTTCCGGATGGATTGATAGATTTTATTAGTTCATCAACCTGAGCATACTTTCTTTTCAATTTTTCATACTCTAAATTGGTCTTATCGTCCAAGCGAGAACTGAGATATTTATTGCTTTTTTCAATCTTTAAAAGTTTAATATTGGTCTCACTTAATGAATTTACATCATAAAGATTTGGCAAAAACTGCTCATATCGCTTATCTATTTTTTTATACAATTCGTCAACTGAATTTTGAAGAGCAATCAATTTTTCAGTAGCTTTGTCTTGACCATATATTTGTTCATTAGAAAGTTTGTATTTTCTTCTAATATATGTGTTTTTAATTTTAGTTGCCAATACCTTCACTAAAATTATAACTATAATAAGTAGCACGACACCTAAAAAAGCTAAGGGTAAAAATAATTCTTTGTCCATAAACATCCTCATTTTATTGACAAATATATGTCAATTGATATAAAATAACATTGAGGATATTTAATTTATCTCTCATCCCTATTTTTTATAAGCCGTCTGTTGGTACGAACAACAGACGGTTTTCTTTATATATTTGTTTTTGCAATCCATAATATTTACGAGGTGATTTAATTATGGATTACAAAAAGTATCAGAAGTCCCGAAATATGTCGTGGAAAATCCTCCTGAAAGGAAATGTACGAGAACTGCCCGTGAATATCGTTGAGCTGTGTCACAAGCTTGGCATCGCTGTTAAGTATTATGATAAGTTGGAGCAAGGCAATGACGGTAAATGCACCGTCATTAACAATCAGGCTATCATACTTGTACGGCCAGACTGCAACCGACAGCGGAAACGCTTTACCGTAGCTCACGAGCTCGGGCATATACTACTCGGTCATGTCGGAAAGTATGAACTGATAAACAGAGAAATTTCTCCAACTGACAACCCAATTGAGCAGGAAGCGAATGTTTTCGCAAGCAGGCTACTTGCACCGGCTTGTGTGTTGTGGGGATTAAAGGTCCAAAGTGCTGATGAAATATCTCAGCTATGCGATATAAGTCCAACTGCAGCGGAGTACCGCTGGCAACGAATGAAGGAGCTTTACAAGCGGAACAAGTTTTTAGTTGCTCCGCTTGAACGGGAAGTTTTCAATCAATTTCAAGAATTTATTTTAAATCATCAACATCAGGTAAATCCATAAGTTTTTGCAGATCGTCGTCTGTCACGGTTGTTTCCTTATAACTTCCGTCTCGGGCGGCGGTTTTTATTTTGTAAACTTTATTGTAATTACCGCTACAAATCAAATCATCTGAATATTCAAGCAATTTTTCTTTTCCACTATCATTAAGCAAATGGTAATTATGCAATAGCTTTTGTGTATCATCTTTGCTTTCTATTGGTTTGACATTCCTCTTAATTTCGGAAAATGTATCTAAGATATTTTCAACCTTATAGATTTCACACAACTTTAGAAGTAAATCGGCATCAGGTTGACTTCTGGCATTTTCCCAACCGCTCACGGTCTTTCCACTCTTTCCAATGATTTCACCGACTTCATCAGCGGTCATACCTTGTTCCGCTCTCAATCTTTTTAAGACTGAGGCAATATATTCTCTTGACATTGGTTTATCTCCTTATCTGAATTATCATTACAAATATATTATATTTTCAGATGTCGAGATTGTCAAGACACAAATCTTAATTTCTAAGAAAATTATTTTAAAAAATGCTTGACAATCTTAAAAGTTAAGAGTATATTATAGTTACAATCTTAGAAATTAAGAAAGGCGGTGACATAAATGATAAGACATAACATTCTCGACATTTTTAACGAACGAATTTACGAGTTAGGAATTAAGCAGAAGTACATTGCTGAGAAGATGAACATAACACAGGACAGGTTATCTAGAATCTTATCAGGTAAGAGTAATATGTTAGCTGATGAAATGATTACTCTTTGTGCTTTACTTGATTTAGAGATTAACCCACAACTGTTTTATTGTCAGAAAACCGCATAAGAACCGATACCACATTACAGGAAAATAACTGCAAGGGGGTGAGAAGAATGTTTAAGTTTAAAAAGCGTAAGCGTAAGAAGATATACAACATTGCCAAGACAGCCACGTGGGATGTTTTGTGTTCGCTTGACTATACCGAAAAAGCAGAGAAAAAATATCCTGAACACTTATACACAAACGGACGCATGAGATTACTGATTGGAAATTTTGAAGGTCCCGAAGAAGCACATGCCTTTATCATAATGTTTAAAAAGTTTGTGGCAGACTTTGAAGAGAATATCAAAAGAGATAACGGCAGAATGATTTATGTCTTTGAGTATGACCCAAAAGAATAGCCTCCCGAAAACGGAAGGCTGAATCGGATTATTTAATCAATGCAAGAACAGACAGAATAAAAGTTATAACAGACATAACAAAGGACACAGAAGATATAAAGTAAGGCAAATATTGTAAAATCCAATTTCTTCTTCTGAACTTTGCGTATGCAATACCTTTGGCAGACGGAAAAAAGAATGTGTAGATACCTTCTTTTTTTGAAAAAATCAATCCGCAGTCAACGAGATAGTCTGTACAGGATTTAGCATAGTCACCATAGAGTTTAGGATTATCGTTAGCTTTTGACTTTTTAGGATTGTAATAATCATTATGCAGACATTCAAGCATTATGAGGTTTGCTTTAGGATTTTCGCATACATATCTGAATATTGTTTCTGTCGGTTTGTCAAATTGATAAACTACCATAATTAAACCACCTTTCGGTTTGATTATAACATAACGGTCAAACCCGATACCACATTACAGGGAAATAACTGCAAGGGGGTGAGAGTTATTGGTAGAAATTGTTTATCGAATTTATGAAGTCGCAGATGAAAAAACAGCCAAGGAAAATGCAGAGAAAGATTTTGAATTTGACCTTTACTCATCAATAAGTAAATCTCAAAACAATGAACTTGTTATGGATTGCCTTATTTGTGAAAGTCGAGAAGAGTTCAAAAAAATCATAAAAGACGAATATGGAAATGGTATTTCATTTCGCTACTCCAGAAAACTTCGTCCTGGTGATTTGTACTGCGTGATTATTGGTGAGCATTGCTATTCAACCGAAAAATACTTTAATAAGGTAACTTTTACTTGCGACTGTTGTGGTGCGACCGTTGAAACATACTATGGAAAACCGATACATTTTTCTAATTATGAAGTTAGAAACTATTTTTACGGAATTGAAGATTATGCTGAAAAACGCTTTTGTTCCCATAAGTGTAAGCAAGTATATGAGAGCAGAGAACGTAACAAGATAAGACCTAACGATGATGAAGAATTTTATATCACCAAAGATATGTTTTCGGAGAAAGTATCAGGATACATATATAAAATATCCAAAAAATCAACTGGTGAATTTTACATAGGACAAACAATGTATGCTCCTGTTTTTCGCTGGGGGCAACATCTCAAAACCGAAAGATTCCCAATAGAGAATATCACAGATTATCAATTTGAGGTCATTGAAATTGTTCCTCTTGGTTGTAATATACTGGAACGGGAAAAATATTGGATTCAGAAATTTTATAGGGATAATCCTGAAAAATCTCTTAATATTATGTGTACCGCAAATATGAGCTTAGCTAATATTGACCTTGATGCAGATAAGGATTTTCGCTGTGTGCTTGAGGAGAGAAAATGAACCGAATTACAGTAAGGATTGATGACCTAATCAATCAGCTTAACGAACTTAAAAAGGACGGCGCAGAAAAAGTCTTGCTCGAAATTGAAGAAGGTGTTGCAGATCCAGAAGAGAATTGTCCAAACAGAATAAATCTGATGCCTGCATATCATCTGAGTGAAATTTTTTCGGAAGTTTATGAAAGCGACTAGCAAAAGTCGATATCAGATTACAGGACTAAATAACGAAAGGGTGAGAAGAATGCCGAGAAAATTAGCTAAGCCAGAGGACCAAATGAAAAGGCAGTTGATTGCCAATATACAGTATGAGGCAGAAATCAGAAGTATTGACCGTGAAGGACAGGCTCTTGTGGCACATTGCTCTGAGGGCACCTACAGGAAAAGAATTAAAGATCCGGGTACTTTTACGGTGGAAGAGCTGTCGAGGCTTGCCAACAAATTTGGCATACCTATTCAGAACCTTTTCAAGGTAAGGGTGGTGTGTGATGAATGAATGACAAAGCACTTGACGAACTCAATGACATGGCGAAAAGGTGGATTGACGGAGAGGTCAATCATCTTGAAGTTGTATCATTGAAGCTATTTGATAGGTTATTAGTACTGGAACTTGCTAATGCCTATTCTATGTGCAAGGTTGGTTTGCTCAGTGAAAAATACACTGCCGCATATAAATTAAAATTCTTTCAGGAATATCGAGAACTAAAGCTCAAGACAGAACATTTGCTGGTACAACAGGAACAGCAGATTGACTCAGTAAGGAATGCAAGTGTAACGCTTTCGAAAGTCTGCAAGGAATACGGCAAAGATGAGGTTGACCTCGTTAAGCTGTGCGAGTTGCAAGCAAAGGCAATTGATGAGCTGACACATGAGAATGTACATATCAAGCTGTGGAACTCGGTCAGAGCATACAAAAAGCCTAAAGATTACGCAAGACGGCATATGAATAAGATTGTCGATGAGCTTATTGACAGGTTCGGCAGTAAGGTGCCGTTTGAACAGACGGTTATTTCATATCTCAACACTTGCCTTAAAGACAACCGCAGAGAGATGTGGGAACAGTTGACAGGCGATGATTACCCCACAAAGGCAAGACAGCAGCTGCCGGTTAAAGACGGCAATGCGAAAGGCGAGCTTGAATCAATGAAGAAACATTACGGTGTGAGAACAGGGAAAAAAGTTGTAAAGGAGACAAATAAAAATGATTTTCAAAAACTGGAAGAGCAAAAGCGAAATCAAGAGAGAGTCGAAAAAAAATGAAATTGCTATTAAGCACCTCAATAACCGAAATGTAATTGCCGATGAAATCACAAATGTACAGCTTGATATTATTGACCGACTCAAAGCAGAGAACAACGAACTCAGAGCCGAAAATGAAAGGCTCAAATCAGAAAATCTGACACAGGGCTTTGAGTGTGTCGGAGTATCGGCTATTTGATTGTAAGGAGAATGAAACCAATGATTGATTGTACGAAAACTACAAACTACTTCAACGAAAAGTTGAAGATGACGAAAAGAACAAAGAACGGACTGTGTGAAATTAAGTGTGGCAATTGTCCTTTGTGTAGTAATAACAACGGTGAAGGTTTATCGTGTCCAGACTTCGAAATGTATTATCCCGAAAAGGCGGTTAAGGCTGTACAGAGGTGGAGCGATGAACATCCGCCAAAGACATTTCTTACGGAATACCTGAAACATTATCCGAACGCTCCGCTTCGCGATAACGGAACACCAAATTTTTGTCCTTCTCGTTTAGGGCTTATGAGCATAGATGATTGCAGAATAGACCATAACTGCGTAAAATGCTGGAATCAGCCTATTGAGGGCGGTGAAGAGCGATGAGAGTTTATCAGTGCGATTGTTGTAACAAAGTTATCTCAGATCCGTACACAGTTAAAATGAAGGAATTCTATTTAGGGGTTGATACTGATTACTTTAGCGGGATTGCAATTCCTGTTGAATGCAAGAGCAAAATTAAAATACATCTATGTGATGATTGTTTCAAAGGCTTGCATGTTATTGCCGAAAAGAAAGAGAGTGAAAAGTAATGGAAAGAAAACCGACATTGACTACGATTGCAATTGACAAACTTCATCCGCACCCCGACAACCCTCGTAAGGTTCTCGGGGACATTGATGAGCTTGCCGAAAGCATTAAGGCAAGTGGAATCCTTCAAAACCTCACGGTGGTGCCGATGAATGACGATTGGACGGAGTTTACTGTGATTATCGGACACAGAAGATTAGCAGCGGCAAAGCAGGCAGGATTAACTGAACTGCCGTGCGCTGTTGTCGAGATGACAGAGAAAGAACAGCTGTCAACGATGCTCACCGAGAATATGCAGCGGTCCGACTTAACCGTATATGAAGAAGCAAAGGGCTGTCAGCTGTTGCTCGACCTCGGTGATACGGTCGCAGAGGTTGCCGAAAAGACAGGCTTTTCGGAGAGCAAAATAAGGCGGAGAGTAAAGCTCTGTGAGCTTGACGAAGAGGCATTCAAGGAAAGTCAGATCCGACAGCCTACGCTTGCAGACTATGACCGATTGAATCAGATTAAGAATATTGATGTAAGGAATGAATTGCTTAAATCAATCGGAACGAATAATTTTGACAATCTTTTGTATTCTGCTGTGCAAAAGCAGGAAGCTGACGAGAAAAGAGCAGCGCTTGAAAAAATCTGCCTCGATAACGGTATGACACAATGCGAAGGTTTTAATGATATTCCCGAAAACTGCGAATACACAGGAATATTCCAACTTGAAGATTTAATCGGCAAAACATTTGATGACGGCAGAAAGAGGTATTTCTGCCCGGCATATGGCGGTAGAATACATATCTATATCAAAAGGACAAAAGAGAAAATCGAAGAGCTTAATGCAAAAGAAGAAAAAAGAATTGCAAAAAATCAAAAATTTGATGAAATCAATTCTCAGGTTGGCGAAATCAACGAGCGTTGCAAGGCTCTCAGAGAAGAATTTATGCGAGAGGGCAACTTTAACGATGACGCCCAAAAACAAGCATTAATCAATTACATATTGTATTCGATGTCTGAACGGAAAGAATACAACGAAATTTCTTTTTGCGCTTTAAGCGGCCTTAAATATGATGACAACAACGAATGCATAAACCTTGATGATTGCATAAAAGACACCGGCAAAATGTTAATGTCAGCGGCATATGCCTTTTTTAAGAACTGGCGAGACAACAGCAGTTACATTTTAGTTGACTATGCAGATAAAACAATTACCCGAAAAATCAATCCCGAACTTAACAGATTTTATAATCTACTCGTCAAGCTCGGCTATGTGATGAGTGACGAAGAGATTCAGCTCCGTGACGGCACACATCCGATTTTGACCGCCGGTGAAACAAACTAAATAAGTTAATCACGCTCTGCACAGCGAGATTATATATATCTCATTTTATACCTATACCTACTTTTCTGAATATTACCATTTTACAAATATCTCAGGCAGGTGCAGATGTCTGAGATGATTTTTAAGAGGTGAAAAATAATGGCATTCCCCGACAAATTAAAAGCGTTAAGACTTAAACATAAATTAACGCAAGATGAACTGGGCGAAAAGCTCTGCTTGAGCAGAACAAGTATATCTTACTATGAGCAAGGAAAATTTGAGCCTGATATTAAAACTATAATAGATATTTCAAATCTATTTAATGTTACGACAGACGAACTGCTGAAATGAGGTGAAAAGAAAATGGATAATAAATTAAAAATTCGTGAGGTATGCGGTGAGTATGCGTTAAATATACTGTTCGAGGATATGAGTTTTAATACGATATATTTTAACTCTCAAAAAAAAGCCGAAGCAGTCAAACGCATTATCTTAGATGACGGTAATCATACGATGTGTGTAACAAGAGATGCCAACAGTACAAAGGTGATTTGCCTTGACAGCTCGTGTCCGCATTGTAAAGAAGCTGTATTATCAACATACAATTACTGCCCCTACTGCGGTGCAAAACGGATATGAAGATAATAGATTTTGAGTTTGAAAAACTCTCTCGTCAAGAAAAAGAACTTGAAAAATTAAGAAAAAACAGTAATGTAAAAAAATTGCTTGTTGATTATCAAGTAAGTGATGACTGTATAAACTCAGATAGTTATGGAGCTGTATGTGTAAAATGTGGCAGATGTGGACGCACTTTTACAAAAGACGGATTTTTAAAGGAGAGTGAAAATAATGAAAAAAGGGACAACAGTTGAAAGCGGATATGATGCCGAGGGGCGCTGGCATTTGAAGATTAAAAAAGCTAAAGGCAAGTTTACGCTCGACGAAATAATTGAAGCGGCGAAAGAATGGGAAGAAGATTACTACGCCGTGATAATTAAAGCGATGAGCGATGAGACTGCACAGTATTACGATGATGACCTTGAGGGGGATTACGTGACGCTATATCGTGCCACGGATTTTATAAGTAAAGAGGTGTAAAAATAATGTCAGCAGGAACAACAATGCTTATTGTGTTTTTAATCCTTATAGTAGCGTTTATTTTAACGCTTATTTGGATGAGGGAAAACATTAACTTTTATCGTGACCTTTATAAAGTTGAGAAGGAAGAAAACGACCGCCTTTTGAAAGAGAATCAAAAGCAAGGTCGAACAATCAATCAAAACTGGGACATCACTAATAAGCGTTGCAATAAGAGCTATACGAACGGCTTTGCAGACGGAAGAAAATACGAAAGGAAATATGGATATGACCAAGAAATCAAAATTAGCGAAGAAGAAAAAGCAAAGCTCAAGGCAGTTATCAGAGCAGCCATCAACAGCGAGAAAGCTACATTGGGAGAAGACTGTGAATCCGAATCTGAAACCGAAGCCGAGGACAAAGAGGAAGAAGGATAACATTGACCTTATTTGCGAGGAGTTAATGAAATACAATGAAGAACACGGAACATCATACAGCTACGGCGAATATACAGCACTCGTCGGCATGGGAAAAATCAAAAGTAAGTACCGAAACGAAAGAGACATTGAACTGCTGCTCTTGTAGGGAATGCCGAGGGTACAAGTTTTGCGCAAGCAGAAGCAGGGATTATCCTTGCAGCTGTTTTATTAAAAATGAAAGGTGACTATACATATGAGAAGAGCAGATAAAGAATTTTTAAACGCTCAGATTGAAAACTTAAAAGAATCCGCACACGAGCGTTTTGCGACGGTACTTATGCAGGTTGATTATCTTCAGCTTAAATTACTCAATGCTGAAAGAGGCTGCAAAAAGCTCAGGGAAGAAAACAGAAGATTAAGAGCAGAAAATCAGATGCTCGAGGACAACATCGGAAATCTTTTGTGTACAAGAGAGGAAGAAATGAAGTACAACAGAGTGCTGAATGAAAACATCACAAAGCTGGCTGAGGTCAACGCTCTTATGGCAGGTAAGCTCTCGGTGTATGAGCCTATTAAGAAGGCTGAATCTCAGCCCGATGAGACGGCTGACACGGTAAGAGAGTCAGATCCGGCAGAAAAATAATCAAGGCAACTCCCTTGCTACATGCGAAATCCAATTTTAAAATCAAGAAATCAAACAAAATTCACAGTTTTCATATTCAAAAACTAAAATCAAAAAACAATGACTTCTTTTTTTGATTTTAGCTGTTACAAAAAAAGCCGAGGCAACGGCTCAACATATTGCAATAAAATAAGAACACACAATTGCAGTGGCAAGGTTTGCAAAAGCAGTAGCTCAAGGGGTCAGGTTGGGCTACTGCTTAGTTATATCTATCAACATCAATATTCTAAAACAGAATAATAATCAGTCATAATTGAGGGAGCTGAAATGCTCCTTTCCTATCCTGCTCAAATGATTATTTAAGCATGGAAAACAGGAAAAATATACTATAATAAAAGGTTATGCTATGTACACTTATAAACGAACAATAAAAAGCGGAGATATGATTGAGGTTGAGTATTACCAGTCAATCAGAAAAATCGGAAAAAACTATGGCGGACGAAAATCAAATAATTCTTTAAGCTCGGCCAAGATGAGAAAAGCAAACAAGCTCCGTGCAGTCAAGCATATGCAGAGGCTCATAAATGCAAACTTTGGGAGCGGTGATTTCTTTTGTAGATTTTCTGCTCCGTACGGAACATATGAAACAGAAGAAGAGTTCCGCAAAGAGGTAGGTAAATGGCTTGACCGAATCAATTACCGTCTGAAAAAGCAGGGCAAAGGCAGATTGAAGTACATAGCGTTTATTGAGTGCGGTAAGTCTGGTAAGAACTGGCATATCCACATCATAGTCAGCAAAGAGGACAGGGAACTGCTGTCTGAACAATGGCCATATGAAAACGGTCAGAACTTTACTCCGCTATATAAGAACGAGAATTTCAAAAAGTTAGCTGAGTACATAACCAAAGATTTGACCGGTAAAGAAGAGGTTGATGCTGCCCAAAAGAGGATGATGACAAGTCGAAATCTTACAAAGCCCGAATCAGTCACAAGAAAGGCAAAAAGAAGAGAGATAAGAGCCTTAGAGCGTGGAGAAATGATTGAAGCGCCCGAAGGTCATTATCTCATTGAGGACGATTACTCAATGAACTACTCGGATATTGGTGGTGCAAAATGGTATTTTTGTTTTTTGCCGATTACGCAGAGGCGGAAATGGTAAATAATGGTAAATTCAGGCCGTGCGATGTACGGCCTTTTGGGGTTGCACAAAAATGAAGTATGCAGCGGAATAGATAATAAATCAAAGGAGAGGTAAAATTGAAAGAAAACAAAGCTAAATGTCCATTTTACTCGTATGACAGTCAAAGTAAGATCTGCTGTTTCGGGGCGGTGTACAAGAGCAAGAGTACAACGCTGTTTTTTGATTCACCGCAGGACAAAGAAAATCACTTCAACGATTTTTGCGGTAGCTATTGTTGGCGAGGCTGTCCGCTTGCTCAGACGATCAGCAAAGATTTGTAAAATATCAATCTTTTAAAAACATAATATGCGAAAATTTTAAATCAATTCAAAAATTTCACTTTCGTCACGGTTTTGCCTTTCGGTGAAACCGTGTTTTTCATACCAATATTACCCTCGGAAAAAAGTGTACAAATTTGGTGTTAAGGTTTTAACTTTTTTGCACGAAAGAAAAAAGCTAAAATTAAAACACGAAACATGTACAAAAAGGCGGTGAGCTGATGAGCGGAAAAGTTAAAGTGACAGGACAGGGAAGCGGAGCGAATGAGCCGAAAAACGGAGTGTCGAAACCCGAAAACGGAGTAAATGAGCAAAAAGCAATTGACTGGGTGCAAATTAAAGCTGAATATATCAGCGGCACAATGTCCGCTTCAAAACTTGCCGAAAAGCACGGAGTGAGCGTGTATGCCATACGAAAAAGGTCGGGAAAAGAACGCTGGCAGGAGCTGAGACGGCAGAATCAGAGTGAAACGGCAAACAAAATAGCCGAGAAAATCAACACTGAGAAAGTGAAGAAAACCGTCAGAGAGATTGACAGGGTTGTGTCTGTTGCCTCTAAGCTCATAACAAAGCTGAACAGAGCCGTTAATGAGCTTGACAAGGACGAGGAGCTCGTCAAGAAGAAAGTAACGGTTAAAGCCGAAAAAAGCGAAGATGAGAAAACCGCCACAGCGGAAGAGGAATACAGCTACGATTATGCTAAACGCAAGACGCTTGTAAACACAAAGCGAGCAGCGGAAATTTCTAAAAGTCTACTCAACGTTCGTGACATACTCGCAGATTATACGACAGAGCAGGACGAAGAGAACGCTCTCGGCATTATCGAAATCCCGATGCAGGAAGTTATGCAGCCTCCCGAAGATGACGAGCAGGACGGTGAAAGCGTTGAGTAAGAAAGTCATATGGACTCCTCAGCCAAAGCAGAAAATTGCGTTGAGCCGTGGCGAAGATGAGATGTTATACGGCGGTGCTGCCGGCGGAGGTAAGACCGATTATCTTGTGGTAGAGGCGGCTCGACAGGTGAATATACCTGAGTACAGAGGGCTTATACTGCGTAGGGCTGTGCCTGACCTCGCACGAATTATTGACCAGACAAGGGCGATTTATCCGTCGATTGACAGAGGGGCAAGGTACAATGCAACAACAAGAGTGTGGACCTTTTCAAGCGATGCACAAATTAAGCTCGGCTCTTTATTTCGCACGAATGAAAAGTACAAATACCAAGGACAGCAGTACGATTTTATCGGCTTTGACGAATTAACGCAGTTTACATTTGATGAGTACAGCTACTTAAAATCCCGAAATCGTGGCAATTGCAAGGCAACAAAGGTGTATATGCGCTCAACTGCCAACCCCGGCGGTGTTGGCCACGGCTGGGTTAAGCAGTATTTTGTGACTGCCGGCACACCGGGCGAAACTATATGGCTCAGTGACAAAGTAATTATGCCTGACGGCAGTACCAAAAACTATTGGAGCAGTAAAGTCTTTATTACGGCAAGCGTGTTTGATAACAACGCTCTGATGAATAATGACCCCGATTATGTCAAGCGACTTGCACAGTTGCCCGAGGCGGAGCGTAATGCCTTGCTCTACGGCTCGTGGGATAGTTTTGAGGGACAGGTGTTTACTGAGTGGATTGACAATAGAGAGCATTACAAGGACAGACGGTGGACTCATGTTATTGAACCGTTCAAAATTCCGCAAAGTTGGCGAATTATCCGCTCATATGACTGGGGCTATACAAGACCGTTTTCAGTCGGTTGGACTGCCGTTGACCAAGACGGCAGATTTTACCGAATCAGAGAATTATACGGCTGCAAGAAGAATCAGCCGAATACAGGTGTACGCTGGCCGATTGAAAAGGTGGCACAGGAAATCCTTGCAATTGAAAATAATGACCCACAGATTAAAGGCCGTCAGATATACGGAGTTGCCGACCCTGCAATTTTTGCTGAACAGGGCAGCGGCAAGAGTCAGGCCGCAACGCATGCACAGTTGGGCGTTTTTTGGAACAAGGGCGACAATGCGAGAATTGCCGGAAAAATGCAGTTTCATTCAAGGCTTGCCTTTGATGAGGAAGGCTATCCGATGTTTCAGTGTTTTAATACCTGCACAAATTTCATCAGAACAATTCCGAACCTCGTATATTCACAGATTGACATCGAAGATATTGACACCGAGGGCGAAGATCATATTTATGACGAACAGCGATACGGCTTTATGACCTCGATAATTACCCCGAAAGAAGTTGTGCTGAGAAATGCAAGAACATTTGATCCATTGAATATAAGTCAGACACGATATTACAGATAGGAGATAAAACCAAAATGAGCAAAGTAAAACGAGACGAAAACGGAATGATTATGCCGATTAAAAGCACATATCCCGCTCTGACCTCGGAGAAATCAAAGTTGAGCAATGTTTATGGTACAGGCAATAAGACAGATGAAGAACCGAAATCAGCCGAACAGGCAGAAAAAGAGAACGAGAGCAGCGGCAAGCCGATTGGACTTGACGAAATACATGAGGCTATGCAGACTTTCAGGAAGTATCAGAACAGCAAAAAGCCGTATGATGAAAGATTTAAACAGGCATTTAGGGAATATAATTTGCTTTACACAGAGGCGACTGCACCGCAGATTAAAACTGACGATAACGACAGGCCTCGAAAGGTGCTTGTACCGAAACGCAAAGGAGCTCAGGCACTCAATGTCATAATGAACAAGCATGCTGACGCTATGGATAACTACCCCGAAATCATTTGTCTGCCTCGAGCACAGGACGATGAACAGGCTGCAAAGACACTCAACAGCGTTATTCCTTGCATACACAAACGCAACGGATTTATAAGGACCTACTCTGATGAACAGCTTGATAAGTTCGTAGGCGGTTGCGGTTGTTACGCAGTATTGTGGGACAAGACCGCAGAAAACGGACTGGGTGACATTGCTATCAGCCGAGTTGACATTTTGAATCTTTTTTGGGAGCCGCATATTGAGAACATACAGGACAGTGCGAATGTATTCTTTGCCCGATATTTTGACGAAGAAGGAATCAGAAAGGTATATCCCGAGCTTGAAAGCGTTTCGACTGCCTCTCTCGGACTGGTTGAGCATGAGACTTATGACAACAGTAATAAGTCGAATGATAAAATAATCTTGCTTGACTGGTACTACAAGAAAAGCGGCGAACTGCACCTCTGTAAATTCGTCGGTGAACACATTCTCTACTCTTCGGAAAATGAGGGTAAGCCTATTTATGACCACGGAAAATATCCGTTTGTGCTTGAGCCGATGTTTCGCCTGCGAGATACTCCCGTGGGTTTTGGCTTTATGGATGTAGTCAGAGCACCACAGAATCAGCTTGACGAACTCAAACACGATATGCTTGTGAACATCAAAGTAAATTCACAGCCGAGAGTGTACGCTAATACAGGTGTCGGCGTGAACAATGACGATATGACCGACCTTGACAAAACGGTAATTGAGGTCAACGGACAGTTGCAGGGCAACATTGCCCCCGTTGAATCCAAGGAACTTGCCTCGGGCGCATGGAGCTTGTACGACAGATTGTCGAATGAAATCAAAGAAACCTCTGCTACAAATGACGCAAGCAACGGAGCGAGTGCCGCAGGTGTTACAAGCGGTTCGGCAATTGCAGCATTACAAGAGGCAGGCGGTAAAGTAAGCAGAGACTCGAATAAACTTGCACAGGAAGCAATGACGGAGCTTGCACAACTTGAAATTGAACTGATGAGGCAGTTTTATAACTTGCCGAGAATTTTCAGAATCACGGGTGAAAACAATCAGACTACATATGAGGAGTTTGACAATACAGACCTTCGGAAACAGCCGTTGACATATACGGACACAGACGGTCAGACGGTAAATTATACCGACGAGGACGGCAACATACTGGAGCGTTTACCGATTTTCGACATTGATGTAAAGGCTCAAAAGGCAAGCCCGTTTGCGACTGCCGCACAGAATGAAATGATGATGAATTTATTTCAAATGGGTGCATTCAATCCGCAGGCGGCTGATGCCACGCTTGTAATGCTTGACGGCATGACCTTTGAGGGCAAAGAAAAACTGATTGAAAAAATCAAGCAGAATCAGACCTTGTCACAGGCGGTGCAGGAGCTTTCAAACAAGATGCAGATGCTTGAGGCAATGAACGCAAGCAGAACAGCGGCAGATGTGCAGAATGCTATGCCGAGTGAAAACGCACAGACCGCACAGCAGACACCGCCACAGACAGAAAGCGAGGCAACAATGTGATTGAAGTAACATTGATTGACTGCGGAAATCTGATATATTTCGGAAGCAAAGGACACGGCTCACATGATGTGTGTGTTGCCGTGAGTGCTTTATGCTCTGCATTTTTGCAGTATGTCAGAGAAATGCAGGACGAAAACAATGTGACGATAGTCAATGAAACCTATGAAAACGGTCACACGGAATCAGAGTTTTATATCATCGGTTCAGATGTCGAAGTCCGACACGGCATTAAAGCACTATGGACGGGGCTTGAACTCTATGCCAAAAATTTCCCCGATGAAATAGAGCTTAACTATGATGACGGCAACCCGAAATAAAGTTTAAAATCAACAAGACTTTTAACTTTTTTTGAAAAATTAAGGTTGATATAATTAAAATATAAGGTCGCAGTAGTGGGACTGCATTAAGACCTGACACCTCGGAAAGACGAGAGAGACACCGCGGATAGACGCGAGAAATGAGGTTCTTATGAACGACAAATTTATAGATCTTATCGTAAATCTGCATGACGGCGAATCAGCAGGCGCAGCTGACGGCGGAGACGGAAACGGTGAGAGCGGTGTTGCCACAAGCACTGAAAACAACATAAGCCACGAAACGAGAGAGAGAGCTGAGAGAATCGGCATAGGTGACGACCTTATCGACGATTATAACAAGGCTTTCGGAAACAACGGCAATCAGAATCAGAACAACGCAGAAGGCGAAAACAACAGCACAGACACAGACGACGAAGAGAACTTAGAAGAAGAGTTTGAAAAGCTGATTAAAGGTAAATTCAAAAATGTGTATCAGAACAGAGCGCAGTCTTTGTTTAAGGACAGAATGTCAACCAAAAACAAGCAGATTTCAGATATGCAAAAAAAAGAAAATACCGGCAATCAGATTTTCGCTCTTATTGCAAACAAGTACAATGTACAGCCTGATGACCTCGACGGTCTCCTCAAAGCCGTAACAGAGGATAAGGATTTGTTTGCCGAAAAGGCTCTTGCCGCCGGAGTGACAACAGAAGAGGCACGCAACGACTTTTTCAATCAGCAGAAAACAAATGCACAGGAAGAAGAGCTTGAAACTCTCCGCAGAGAAAAAGCCGCAAGAGAACTTGACACACATTTGAGAACAATTGCAGCGGAAACGCAGAAGGAATTTCCAAACTTCAACCTTGAAGAGGAATTTCAGAATCCGTCATTCAGAACCGCTCTTGACTTTATTGCTCAACAGAAGAATGAACAGAACGAAAAGACAGGTCGTAATGATGAAATTTATGATTTGACTACTGCCTATAAAATGGCACATTTCAATGAACTTCAGAAAGACCTCGTAAAGCGTTCAAGCTCTGCCGCAATCAGTGCGGCGGCACAGTCAATTCAGAGTGGTGCAAGACGGCCGACAGAAAATGCGGTCAAGAAAAGCGGTACAACCACGCAGAGAAAGAGCGTGGAAGATATGTCTGACGCTGAATTTGATGCCTTTTATGAGAAAGTAAGACGAGGCGAGGCACACCTCTAATGCCTTGCCGAAAGGAAGGTACATATGAAAAGCAAGATTAGTAAGTTTATTATGGGAAGCAAGATTATTAAGCTTATTATCAATATCCACGATAATACGGTTGACGCAGGCGGTGTAAACAAGTCAAACGGCTATGTTTACAATGCTTACGGCAACACAACATCAACATCCGGAAATGATTGGACTCCCGAAAAGGCTACATTCTATCACAAAGTGTTTCTCAAAAACCTGACAGCGAAATGCGTTCACGGTCAGTTCGGTGAGCATGACACCATTCCAAAACAGTCGGGCAACATCTACAACAAGAGAGGTATTTCACCATACCCGACCGTTACAACACCGTTGCAGGAAGGTGTTACTCCCGTTGGTAATCAGATGAGTTTCTACTACGTTGAAATCGCGGTGAATCAGTACGGCGCATATACACCTATCACAGACTGGGCAAGTTTCTGCAGCCGTGATGATGTTATGACCAAGGACAGCGAGGAGCTTGCTTCACAGGCAGGACGCTCAATTGAAGAGATTGACCGTGAGGCTCTTAATGCCGGTACAAGCGTTATCTATGCACCGGCTGTAGGCTCTGACGGTGCGGTTACAGAGGTTGCGAGCCGTGCAGCCATTACGGCAAACAGTAAGCTCACTATTGACACCATTTTCAGAGCGCTGAACTATCTCGAATGTCAGAACGCTGAGCCTATCGGCGAAAACTATGTCGCTGTTGTACATCCGAATGTTAAGTACGACATTATCAGCAACAAGGATTTCATCAGCGTAGTTAAGTATGCTCACGCAGACAGAATTTTCAAGGGCGAAATCGGTACAATCGGTAATGTTAAGTTTGTACAGTCGAACTTTGCAAAGGTGTTCAAGGGTGCAGGCGCAAGCAAGATTGATGTTTACTCAACTCTTGTGTTCGGCAAAGACGCATATGTTACTGTTGAGATTGAGGGCGAAGGCACTCAGACAATCGTTAAGGGCTTCGGTTCAGGCGGTACAGCCGATCCTCTTAATCAGCGAGCAACTCAGGGTTGGAAAACAACTCACGGTGTCGGCATTATCGGTCAGACCAGAATGGTGAGAATTGAAACAGCCTCATCTCTCAACACCGTAGCACAGACAGCTTCTCCGGCTGTAGCATAATCGGGAGGTATATAACTTATGGCAACAACGAAGAAAGCCGCAGAGACGGCAGAAAATACAGAAGTATCGGCAGCGGAAACTACTGCCGATACTGTAACGATTAAAAAATCTCAGCTTGATAAGCTCCTTGGAATGTATGATGAACTTCAGGAAATCAAGAAGAGTGTGCCTACAGACCGCAAGGCGGAAAAAATCAAGCAGGACAAGGAACTTGCTAAAATGATTGAAAAGGCAAACAAGGAAAGTGAAGAACTTGTTGAGTACATCGCTCCAACAGGCTCAATGAAGTCAAACAAGAATATTGAGGTCAATATTAACGGCGTGCAGTACACCGTGCCGAGAGGTGTCAAGACGAACATTCCACGCAAGGTTGCGGAGATTATTGACAACTCAATTAAGCAGGCTGAATTTGCACAGGGCGTTCAGGCGAAGGCTGCCGAGATTGCCCAGCAGGCAATTGCCGAGGGCAGAATCTAATTCAATAACAAGGAATAAATTGTACTCCTTACAGAAAATTCGCAGAAGGGCGGGGGCGGTAGCTTCCGCCTTTTTGCGTTTTTGCGTACACAGATATTAGAGAGGTGATTATATGACACTTGATAAGGTAATTGAAAGAGTGCGAAAACTTAAAAGCGGATATGATGTGTCCGATGAGGACATTATAAGCTACATTAATGAAGCAGAAATGGAAATTATCAGCAATGTAATAAGTAATCGCGAAGGCGATAACGAGATTGTAGGCACATACGGTAACTATCAGCTTGATACAGACAGAGGGTTTGAACTGCTTGTGCCAGCTCCGTATGACAGGATGTACGAGGTTTATTGTGCGGCACAGATTGACAGGGACTACGAAGAGGCCGAGAGATATTCGGTTGATATGAGCGTATATAATCAGCTGAGGCAGGATTTTGGAGCGTTTTGGTTCAGGACACACCCGCAAAAGAAAAGATATAACTTTCACATTGGTTAAGAGGTGACAATATGCTACCCGAATTAAATATTCCGAGGAGAGATACAACGAGTATCAGCGTGTTCAGAGGATTAAACAGAAGTCCAAACACAGGATTTTCAAGAGTTTCAAGCTCATCAAGCAGTATTTACACAGAGTTCAAAGATTTTAAAAATATGACTTCTGATAAATACCCGCAGCTTGCACCGAGAGCAAACCGTTCCCGAATTACTTCCGATGACAAAATCAAAATCATTTCAAACCTTTTATCGGCAAACTCAGGGCTTATTTATATTGATTCTGACAAGAATCTGCATATCGGGGCAGAGGTCACAAAGATTGATGAGATTGATGCGGCCAAACAGCACCATATTATTTTATACGGTAACAAGGTTGTAGTATTCCCCGAGAAATTTTCTGTTAATATGAGCAACAAAAAGGTGACTATGATTGATTGCCAAAACAAAGATTTAAGCGCACGAGTAGAAACAAAGAGTAATCTGCAACTTGATGCCTTAACATTTGATTATGCATATTTGTTATGTTCAATTACACGTTCATATTATGACGCAAGTGCGAACAAGAATTATCGACCGAGCGTAACTTTATATACCAACAACGATTTAACAGACACCAAATATCAGTTGACAAGTAATAAAGACATGGTTGATATATTCAGCTTAAATGATATTAGGATAGGCACGGTAATTGAAAGTTATAACAACTTTTATTCTGTTATCGGAATTGAAAAGAAGGACAGTACATTTAAAAAGAATAGGCTTTTGAATTTCAAAAAGTTGTCTCAGAAGTTTAGTTATACGACAATAAGAGCCAAAAACATTGGATTGCATATTGAAGCTGGAGATTTTGTGAAGATAAGCGGATTGACCGACTCTCTTGTCAGCACAGATGCCGAAAGCTACGCCGATAAGAGTTACATTGAAAACCTTAACGGAAAAACTTTTAAGGTTTATTACGTTTCAAAAAATGAGCTTGTAATCAAGTGCGAATTGGAATCAAGCGTGCCGTACACAGGTACGGTCACAGTTGAAAGAATCTCTCCCGATTTTGACGAGGGAAAAATCGTGGAAATGCAAAACCGCTTGTGGTGTTGCTCCTCAGACAAAAACGAAATTTATTGTTGTAAACAAGGTGATGAGCGCAACTGGCAGGCATACAGTGACGGAATCAGTACAGACAGCTGGGCAATGACTTGCGGCAAAGAGGGAAAGTTTACAGGGATTGCGACACGGGGCGACAGCGTTATATTTTTCAAGGAAAATTACGCATTAAAAATCTACGGGACAAAACCGAGCAACTTTACCCTTGCAGAATACAATGTGCCGGGTGTCGAAATCGGGAGCGAAAAAAGCCTTATAAACATTAACTCAACCTTATTTTATCTTGGCCATAACGGTGTGTATGCTTATCAGAGCGGTAGCTTGCCTGCTCTCATCAGCGAAGAATCTTTGTGGGGGCATACTTATAAGAACGCAGTCGGTGGTCGGCACGAAAATAAGTATTATATCTCCGCAGAAAGAGATGACGGAGAACACGAACTTCTTGTGTACGACACTGATAAAGGCTTGTGGCACAAGGAAGACGACGCAAAGATGATTGACTGCACCACATACAACGGTGTTCTGTATTGGCTTAATGATACCAAAGAAAACGTTGTGTGTCCTGATAAAGCGGACAATCTTCTTGTTGACAATACGAAATATGAGTATCAACAGGAAGATTGCTTTGAGTGGTCTGCTGAAACAGGCGACCTGTACGACAGCGAATTTAATGTTAAGAATATTGGGAAAATCCGAATCGGTATTAAAGCCGAAAATGGAGCAAAAGTCAGCTTGTTTGTACAGTACAAGGACAACGGCGAATGGCGAAAAGTCAGCGAAATGCTTTATAGTGAGAAAAAGCCGAGAGTATTCGCCGTAGCTTTACGCAGAGCGGAATATTTGCGACTTAAACTTGTAGGTACAGGACAGGTCGAAATATACGGAATTGATATTGAGCACAGTAGAGGAAGTGATAAGCGTGGCTACATTTAAACTTGATCCGCCCCCTTCGACAAATGACATAGGTGAGATGCGGAACTATCTAAACGATATGTACGAACAGTTGGCTTTCGTGCTTAGCAACATTGACAGTGACAACATAACAGATGATTTTCTATCCGCAATCGGACAAAAAGGAAGTGAAAAATAATGGCTTATACATACAAGGTTTATGGAACGGGCGATGTTGACAATGCGGTTAATAACTACAACCGTGTTGCCTCATCAGCTCCGACATATGCTGACAGCTACGACACAAGACAGGCTCGCCGACAGGCTGACAACTACGCTAATTCCTACACAGATAAAATCAATAAGGGATACACGAGCAAGTACAAGGGTACAATTGACGAGCTTGCTAATCAGTACCAAAAAAATAAATTTGACTGGACTCCCGAAAATTCTTCTGAATATCAGCAGGCAAAAGAACAATATACCCGTGAAGGTAAGGTTGCACAGGAGAATGTACAGGGAAGTTATGCAGCTAATACAGGCGGTTACAGCAATACATATTCACAGGCTGCAGGACAAAAGGCATTCGGCGAGTATATGGACGAGCTTGCAAACAAGGTACCGACTTTGAAGAATGAGGCATATAAAAGTTATCAGCAACAGCAGGAAGATACGCTGAACAGAATCGGCGTATTGCAGAACCTTGATAACACACAGTATCAGAGATACAGGGACAGCGTAACGGATGATTACGACTTTATGAATTATTACGAAAACAAGTACGGCACAAGTAAAGGCCTTGATATGAGCAACTTTCAAAACGAACTGGCTCACTGGCAGACACAAATGGCAGCGGCACAGAGTAATCTTTCAGACATCAGAAGTCTTGCTGAGGCACAGTATGAACACAATACATTGAGTGCCGACACAAGGTCAAGTATTGACAGCCAGCGCAGACAGTCGGATGCCTATTATAACTACCTTAACAGTCAGCTGAAAATAAAGTGAGGTGAGAACATTGAGCGTGAACAGTGAAGAAAAGATTTATAATGACCTTATGAATGAAGTACCGAGTAAGACGGTGAGCGGTGACACTAAGCAGAGTGCCGCCGCTCTTGCGGGGGCAGAATCAACAGCGACAGGACAGGCTGACAATTATAAAAGCACTTACAGCGGTAAGTTAGATGATGCCATAAGCAACTATCTGACAGGAAGAGGATTTGAATACGATCCGATGCAGGATAAAGCATATCAGCAGTACCGCAAGGAGTTTGCTCAAAATGCTGCTATGGCACGAGATACGAGCCGTAACACAGCTAATCAGCTTTCAGGCGGTTACAATCCTACCTATGCCGATACTGTCGCAAACGAGGTTTACAATGAGCGTATGGGCAATATAAGCGATGCAGAAAGTACATTTAGAGGACTTGCACAACAGGATTATCAAGCAAAACAGGAGAAAAACGCAAATGTGCTTAACCTCTATAACACGCTTGAGGGTACAGATTACAGCCGTAATCGTGACACGGTAGGAGACTACAAGAACTATCTTAATCTTCTTGCAAGCAGGTACTCAACCGACAGACAGGCAGATGTCAACCTTGACAGCGCTAACAATGATGTTTATTCCACCAAACTTAATGGAGCAGTAAATAATCTTTCATCAGCAAGAGCAGCAGACAGTCAACGCTATTTGTATGACACGGTAAGCGCAAATCAGCTTGCACAAAATGCACAGGCAGAAAGAGAAAATGCTCAGAAGATTGAGTATGAAAGAAATAAGGCGGCTTATACAGCCTACACTAAGGCTCAGAAAGCGGCAGAAAAAGCAAAAGCAAAGGCTGAGAAAAACAAAGGCAAAACCGAAAATGCAAATGCTGTATTTGCCTCAATGGGCGTTACAAAAGATGACTTTAAAAAGGGCAAGGGCAACAAAGAGGACGGAGCGTTATATAAAGAAGGCGGTGCAGTCAATTACACCGTGTACGCTCAAACATACATTGACGAAAAGTATCGTGAGGGCTATATCAACGATGACGAAAGGGATTATCTATACAAGAAAATCGGCATAACAAGCGACGGCAGTAAGTATAACAGCGAACTTGCCGACAGTTACGCAACAACAATGGGACTTGATAAGCAGAAGAATAAGAAGTATATCAGAGGCAGTATTATTCAGGGACACAATATGGGACAGTTGAGTGCGGCAGATGTTGCATATCTCTCAGCCAAATACGGACTGTCACTTGACGACTAAGGAGTAAAACTATGGGTGAACTAAAAGATATAATCACAGGCAGGCAGAGCAGTAAGAAGTACCGCAAGGATAATTTTAGTAATGCAGGAGCAAAAAGCGGAGATTTAGCAGGAAGAAATCTTGAACCTCAGCATAATTCTGAAATGACTATCCGTAAAATTGTCAGCGGTGAAACAGAAGATACTACCGGCAACAAT